ACGGTATTGTCTACCGATCCAAGGGCTACACGGGCGAGCGTATCTCGACGCACGCGGTTGAATGGCAAATCCAGCAGTATGCCACGCTGTCGGACGCGGTAGCCTATACTTACCAACAGGACGGCCACAGCTTTTACGTTCTCAACTTCCCGACGGCCAATACGACGTGGGTCTATGACGTATCAACAGGCGTCTGGCACGAGCGCGCTGGCTGGGAGAATAACGAGTTCACCCGCCATCGCGGCAACTGCCAGATGAACTTTGGCGGTGAGATCGTTATTGGCGACTATGTCGGCGGCGGCGTTTACGCCTACGATCTTAATGTATACACCGAGGCAGGTTCGGTTCAGAAATGGTTGCGGTCGTGGCGCGCATTGCCAACCGGCCAGAATAATCTGAAGCGAACCGCGCAACACAGCTTGCAACTGGACTGCGAAGCCGGTGTCGGCTTGTCGGGCTACACTCAGGCTGAAGTTAATTCGATAATATATATACGTGACCGCAACAACGATATCATCTACGCGCGGGGCGGCGACCCTCTCTACATCCGCGACTATCAAATCTATACAATTACAATCGGCGCGGACTCTCAGGTCATGCTTCGCTGGTCAGACGATGGCGGCCATACATGGTCGAGCGAACATTGGAAATCTATGGGCAAGATCGGCCAGTATGGCTACCGCACGATCTGGCGACGGCTCGGGATGACCATGAAGCTGCGCGACCGCGTCTATGAGATCTCTGGCACGGACCCGGTCAAGATTGCGATTATGGGCGCTGAGCTGATACTGGACCCGACGAATGCCTGAGAATACGACGCAGATCCCGTCGTCGCGGGTGCCGATCACGCTGACCGAGATAATTACGCGTGAGTGGTATCGGTTCCTTTACAACGTATTTGTCTTGCTCGGCAGCGGGTCTCTTCGTTACGGGACGTTCTTTGACACAACCGATCAGACCGCCGCGTCGCCTAACACGGCCTACGCCATTACGTTTAATAACACGGATCTGTCCGCTGGCGTATCTCTCGGCACGCCGACATCCCGCATATATGTAGACAGACCGGGGGCATATAACTTTCAGTTTTCGCTTCAGCTTATTAGCAGCAACGCCAGCACCAAGAACATATTCATATGGGCCAGAATAAACGGCATAGATGTGCCTGATTCGGCTACTAAAGTGACGATGAAGGGCTCTGGCGAAGCCTATGTTGCGGCGTGGAATTTTGTGTTAAGACTGAATACAGGTGATTATTTTGAGCTTATGTGGGCGACGAGCGACGTAAACGTAGAGATACACGCTGACGCGGCTACGGCGTTTTGTCCCGCTATCCCTTCGGTCATTATGACCGTGTCGTGCAATATAGGTGAATAATGGCTGTCGTAACCCCTACCGCCAAGACCCAGTTTCTGGACGCTGCTGGCGCTCCGCTGGTCGGCGGGAAGCTCTACACCTACGTTGCAGGCACGACCACGCCGCAGGCGACCTACACGGATTCGACCGGCGCGACGCCTAACAGCAACCCGGTTATTCTGGATTCGCGCGGCGAGGCCAATATCTGGCTCGGCGAAGCGACGTATAAATTCAAGCTGACTGATTCCAACGATGTTGAAATCTGGACTGTCGATTATATCTCGGCTCCGACCACCTCAGTCTCGGCGGTTCTGACCGGCAACGTCACCATTTCGTCTGACACGTCCGGCCCGGCGTTGAAGATTACCCAAACTGGCACGGGTGACGTATTGCGCGTGCAGGACAGTTCGGATCCTGATATTACGCCTTTTGTCATTAACTCGTCAGGGCTTGTCGGTCTCGGAACTGTCGCTCCCGCCGAAGCGCTCGACATTGACGACAACGGCAAGATACAATTCTCGGCGTCCGGCACACCGCGCACGGTCATATCGGCAGACGCGACGAACTCGACGATTGATGTCAGAGGCGCGCGCAATCTTGTCGTTCGCACAAACTCTACGACCGTTCTGACTGTAAACTCTACAGACGCTACCTTCACCGTCCCGGCGGTTCTCCCCGCCGCGCCGACGACTACATTGCAGGCAGCGACCAAGGGCTACGTGGATGGGCTGACCGGCGCTCCGGCGGGCATTATCATGGCGTTTGGCGGCACGGCAGCGCCGACGGGCTTTCTCGCCTGTAACGGCGCGGCAGTTTCGCGCACAATTTACGCAGCGCTGTTCGCTGCTATTGGCACGACATGGGGCTCAGGCGACGGCGTCAATACATTCAATGTGCCCAATCTTCAAGGTGCGTTCCTGCGTGGATCCGGCACAAGCGCGCTCGACCCGTCCAGCCCTCGCTCGGTCGGTTCGTTTCAGGCTGAAGCCTACCTTAACCATGCCCATACGGCGTCCAGCTCGGTCAGTGATCCGGGCCACGCTCATGGTTACACGGCTGGCGGCGCGGCGACGGTGGCTCTGTCTGCGGGCGGCATTCCTGTTAATCAATCCGCACCTTTTTCAGCGACAACCGGCGGTTCAGGAACAGGTATCAGCGTATCGACCAGCGTAGCGACTTCGACGACAGGCAGCACAGAGACGCGCCCGGATAACTACGCCGTTCTCTACATCATCAAGATTTGAGGTAAGCTATGGACCCCTTCACACTGGCCCTTCTTGGCGGCGGTAGCAGTCTGGTCTCAGGCGGCCTCGGATTTCTTGGGTCGCAGCAGGCCGGGCGGGCGCAGCAGCAGGCAGCGCAGACGGCGGGTTTGTTCGGCCTGATCGCGCAGCAGCAGGCGCAGCAGCAGGCGCGAGAGATGTCCGAAAAGGGCGCTGCGGCCGGACGAGAGTTCTACGGCAGAGGGCGCGAGGATCTGTTGGAGCAGGGACGGCTCGGCGAGGCGGCTGGCCGTGAGTTCTATGGTCAGGGTATCGGATTCCAGCAGCCTTACATGCAGGCCGGCGCGGGCGCGACCAACCAGCTCGCGGCGCTGTTCGCGCCCGGCGGCGAGTTTATGCGCCAGCCGACGCAGGCTGAGCTGGAGATGGACCCCGGCTATGCGTTCCGGTTCCGAGAGGGTCAGCGGGCTTTGGAGTCCGGCGCGGCAGCGCGCGGCGGTCTGCTGAGCGGCGGCACAGGTAAAGCTCTGGCGCGGTATGGTCAGGAAGCTGGTAGTCAGGAATATCAGAACGCTTATGCCCGGTTTATGGCTAACCGCGCTGCGGCGACGCAGGGGCTTCAGAACCTTGCCGGGGTAGGCGCGGGCGCAGCCGGCACGGCTACAGGGCTGGCCGGGCAGACCGGGTCTAATATCATGGCGCAGCGGTTTGGTCTCGGTAGCAACCTTGGCACAATGGCCGGCAATGCTGGCGGCACGGTCGCAGGTGCGTATACTGGCGCTATCCCGACTATGGCTGCGCTCACGTCAACCAGTCCGATGGGTCAGGCTGCGGAGAATGCCGGACAGGCCCGAGCGTCCAGCTATATGGGCGGCACAACGGCGCTTCAAGGCGCGCTTCAGGGTATCGGGCAGAACGCGTTGCTGTATGGTATGATGGACCGCATGTATGGTCAGGGGGGTCCGACCGGCACTTATCAATTCGGTGGCCAAGCTGTGCCCTACTTTGGGAGACCCGCATAATGCCCATTGATTACACAATCGCATCGCGCGTTGCGCCTGCGGGCGGCGGACAAGACCCGCTGAACGCCTTCGCGCAGATGCAGGCGATGGGCTATCGCCAGCAGCAAAACGCGCTTGCGCAAATGCAGATGCAGAAGTTGCAGCAAGAACTTGAAGCCCAGCAGGCCATTCGCGGTATGGCAGGGGGCATCAATATGAATGACCCCCGCGTGGTTAATCAGATTTGGGCCCAAGATCCCGAGTTTGCTCGGCAGATTTACGCGTCTCAATTAGCAGGTATGCGAGAGCAGCGGATGGCTGAGCAGGCCGCCGCTAGCACTGCCAACATTCGCGCTGAGCAGGCGCTTCGTCAGCGCGAGTTTGAGGAATTAAAACTCCCTAAAAGTCAGCTTGAGTCTGAAAAACTTGGCCTCGAAAAGCAGAAACTTGGCGCGGAGATTACGCGCGAAGAGCGCGCCGGCAAAAAGCTGGAGTTTGAGATCAACAAAGAAGCGCTTGACCGCGATGCGAAAGTTTTGGAGCGGCTCGAAAATCAAGCGGCTAAAATATACAACATGAATGGTAAAGGTTACGAAGCCTTTCGTAGCGCAGCAGCCAAAGAAAATCCCGCGTTTGAGACGATGCTGCCGCCACAATATGACGCTGACGCGTTAGCGGGATTTGTAGAAACCGCTTCCTCTACCCGCGACCGTCTTAAATCGGCCGGCGATTACGAGCTGCGGGAGATCCAAGACGCGAGCGGCGCGACGCGTATCGTGGCCATACCCAAAAAGGCTCCGCAGATGGGTGCGGTCTCTGTTCCGGGCGCGGAAGGGGCCAAGCCCGCCGATTACGGATTTATGGCCGGGCCGCCCGATACGGGGCTTGTCACGCGCACTAACCCGCGCACGGGGCAGGCTGAGCTTATTACGCCAACGCAACCCGGCGCTGCGGCTGCACAGCCGGCTCAACCCGGCGCTGCGCAGCCCGCTACGGGCCGCTTGATTCCGTCTGAAATTCGCCCGACGCCTGAAGCGCCCGTTGGTAGCGCCGCGTATAACAATAAGCGTTTTGCAACGGAAGTTCTGGACACTATCGGGTTTAACGCCGAGACCGGCGAGGACCGCGTCAGTAAGCTGATTCAAAAATCTACCGGCGGCGGCCTCCAGAAAGGCGGCGCGGGCGTTCGCGCGTTTTTTGGCGGCACTTCGCCGGGTATGGCGGCTTTGGCGGAAATCAAGCCAATAGTCCGTAAAATTGTCTTGGACAAAATGAACGGTAAGTTAGGCGCGGGCATTTCTAACGAGGACCGTGAGTTTATTACCGGGCTGGCTGGCAATGTAGAAAACCCGGATCTCCCGGTTGGTGAGCGGCTTGCGGCGTGGAATAGCTTCAAGTCTATTATGATGAAATACGCTAATACCGGGGGCACGCCTGCCGCTACTGGCGCGCGCGCAAATCGTCCTTCGCTAGACGAGATATTCAAATAATGGCTGACATCAAATCCAAAGTTCAGACTGCGCGCGAAGCCGGGTATTCCGACGCGGAAATTCGTCGGTTCCTGTTTTCGCAGCCCGCCGCCGAAGAGGCTCGTAAAGCGGGCTATTCAGACGCGGAGATTGCAGCGCATTTTGGCTTGATGGATAGCGAAGGCATCCCCGGTAAACGCGAAATCGTCACCCCGCCGCAGCAGGCCGTTGGGTATGTCGAAGAGCTTTTGGGTAACATCCCCGAAAGCACGCTGAAGTTTGCGCAGGGTGTTTACGAGACAGCGACAAGCCCGGTAGAAACCGCCAAGGCGCTAGGCGCAGCGGCGCTCAGCCCTGTCCAGACGGCCAAAGCTATCGGAGGCTACGCGGCAGAGCGATATGGCTCGCCGAGCGCTATCGCTGAAACGCTGAAGACAGATCCGGTCGGGTTTTTGGCTGACATCTCCACTGTCGCTGGCGGCGCGGGCGCTGCGCTGCGTCGCCCCGGCCTTCGGGCGCTGTCCGAAGCAACATCACCCGTAAACATGATGGCCGGCGCAGTGCAGGCCCCCTTCTCAGCGGCGGGATATGGCTACGAGTTTGCGCGGAACGCTATGGCCCCGCGTTACGCCACCTATCTGGAAGCGGTCGAGGGGCGCGGGCCGCAGATTGTAGAAGCTCTTCGCAGCCCGCAGGCGCAGCTCGTCCCCGGATCGGTGCCTACGGCGGCACAGGCGGCAGCGCCTGTCGGATCGGCCCGATTTGCGCAGCTCGGCGCGAGCGCGGCGGAAACGCTTCCGACAGAATTTATGGAGCGGGCCAAGCAGCAAGCGGCTGCAAGATTAGCCGAAATGCGGACTGTCGGAAGGACCGAAGCGCAGTTAGAAACCGCTAAGGCTGCGCGAGCCAGCGAGGCGGGCGCGTTGTATCAGGCGGCGGAGCGCGGTAAGCCCATAGCGGAGACGCCCGAGTTCACAGAGCTTATGTCGCGCCCGTCGATGGATAAGGCCATGGCGCGCGCTGCCGAGCTGTCGGCTGAGCGTGGTCAAGTGTTTCAGATCGGCAAGACGACGCCCGAAACGCAAGTTCCGTCGCCTATTCTTGGGCCGTCGGGCGAGACGATTATGCAGACCGTCCCGGCTACGCAGGCCAAGTATCCGATTTCCAGTTTCCATAATCTGAAACTGGCCATGGATGATCTCATTCGTAATCCCGAGCGGTTTGGAATTGGCGCGTCCGAAGCGGCGGCTATCGCCAAGACGCGCGGCGAGCTTATCGGTTTTATCAAACAAAAATCGCCGCTGTATGAAAAGGCGCGCGCGACGTTTGCTGAAAAGAGCGGGCCGATCAACCGCATGGAGATCGGTCAATATCTTGAATCCAAGCTCTTGTCACCATTAGCTGAAGAGGCCCCGCAGCGCGCGGGCGTCTTTGCGACGGCTGTAGAGCAGGCCCCGCAGACCATCAAACGTGCGTTGGAGGGTGCGCCGAGGTTTGAGAAACTATCCGATGTTCTGAAGCCGGACGAAGTCCGTAAGGTCGAAGCCATTCGGGCAGATTTGGCCCGCGAGGCCGAGGCGTCGCGGATGGCTCGCGCGGCGGCGCAAGCTGGCCCGGAAGCGGCGCGCAATTTACAAATCCCCCGCGCCAACCTCATGGACCGCGTATTCAACGTGGCCAATAAGGTTATCAGTTCGCTGGAGCGCAAAATCGACAAACGGCTTGCCATACAGATCGCCACTGAAATGCTGGACCCGCAGCAGGCGGCGCAGGTCATCGAAGACGCGGTTAAATACGCTGAAGAGACCAGCGCGCGCGGTAAAAAGATACGCGAGACCGGAAAGAAAGTGCGTGCTGACGTGCGTAAATACTCGCCTGAAATTACGGCGGCGGTTACAATCCAGAACGCATTGGGCGAACGTAAAAACCAGAACGCGATGGCGAGGCGATGACGAGCGAAACACAGATCTTCTTCGACGTGGCCGTGGCCGTTATCGGCGCTATGGGCGGCTGGATCCTCAACACCGTCTGGAACTCGGTAAAAGAGTTGCAACGCGAAGACAAAGAGCTGGCCGATAAGGTCGCCGCTATAGAGGTGCTGGTCGCCGGGCGCTACGTCACCCGCGACGAGTTCAACAGCACACTCAGCCAAGTGTTCGCCAAGCTCGACACGATCCGCGACATGATCGCCAAAAAGGCTGACCGATGAATATGGCCGTCTTCTTCGACGAGGTCCGCGGCAGCCTGTTCGGTGGCAGGCTGACGCAGGCGCAGGTCGATGGTATGGGCCAGATCATCCACTACCGGGATACTGAATACCGCGGCGTCACGGACGATCAGCTCGCCTATATGCTCGCCACGGTCAAGTGGGAGACGGCGCACACGATGCAGCCGATCAAAGAGTATGGCTCGCAGGCGTATCTGAAGTCGAAGCCCTACTATCCTTACTACGGGCGCGGGCTTGTCCAGTTGACGTGGAAGGCCAACTACGAGCGTTACGGTATCGCCGCCACGCCGGACAAGGCGCTGGAGTGGCCAACATCGCTTCTGGTCATGTTCGACGGCATGACGAAGGGTATTTTTACAGGCAAGAAATTATCCGACTA